AACAGGCGCATTAATTTTTGCACAAAATACTATTGGCATAGATTATGTAAAACTAGCCTTGTTTTCAGCTAAACAAATAAAAAAACATCTAGGAATACCAGTAAGTCTTGCCACTGACAGTCAGGCATGGCTTGAGTTTTATCCTGAACACACTGAAGTATTTGATAAGATAATTCCAATAGTTGGCAATACCACACAACAGAAAAAATTCTACGACGGAACTTTAGCATATCAAACAGCCGAGTGGAAAAACTTAACTCGTAATCAAGCGTATGATATCACTCCGTACAGTAGAACATTGGTCATCGATAGCGATTATATTATTAATAGTACCACTCTTATTAAAGCCCTAAACAACACATATAGTTTTCAGATATTTCGTAAAAGTTTTGATTTAGCAGGCTGGCGCGATACTAGCCCGTTTGATAGAATTAATCAATATAGTGTTCCGTTTTATTGGGGTACTGTTTTTATCTTTGAAAAAACAGCTAGCACACGCAGTTTGTTTGATTTAATTGAATATATAAAACTTAACTGGGAATTTTTTAGAATTATCTACAAAATTGATAGCCCAACTTTTCGTAATGATTTTGCTTTTAGCATTGCCATACATATAATGAACGGAATGACCGAAGGAGATTTTGCACAAGAATTGCCAGGTTTAATGACTTATGTACTAGATCGAGATATTTTAGTAAAAATGAAAGAAGATAAAATACAATTCTTAGTTGAAAAAGCACATTATCCCGGAGAGTATACTTTAGTTAGTACTAATAGTACAGATGTACATGTGATGAATAAACAAAGTCTAAGTAGGTTTATTGACGGAGGTTATGGTGTCTAAAGGATTTATAGTATTAGCACAAAATACCAATGATATAGATTATATCCATCAAGCCTATGCACTTGCATTAAGTATTCATGCTACTCAATCAGAAACAGCAATCAGTATCATTACCAACGACAATATTCCAGAAGAATATCAAGAAGTATTTGATCAAATAATTCCAATTCCTTGGATTACTGATACTATACCAACACGATATGTGGCCGAACATCGCTGGAAAATATACCACGTAACACCTTATGACGAAACAATTGTACTAGATACTGACATGTTATTTCTGCAAGATATAAATGATTGGTGGTGGTATTGTCAGGATCATGATTTATTGTTTTGTACAACAGCACGAGATTATAAGGGTGATGTTATTAACAATAGCATTTACCGTAAAACGTTTATTGCTAATGATTTGCCTAGTCCGTATTTTGCATTACACTATTTTAAGAAATCAGAACGTGCAGAATATTTTTATAAAACACTAGAATTTGTTGTAAATAATTGGGCATGGTGTTATGGAAAACTAGCCTCGGAATATTATCAAAATTGGCTCAGTGTGGACCTAGCGGCCGCTATTGCACTAGAGCTATGTGGTTATAATAGCTCAGCAGATGTATGTAGTCCTTTACAATTTGTACACATGAAAGCCGGAGTACAAGGCTGGCATCCTGCTCCTGCAAATTGGAGACAAACAATACCCTATTCCTTTACTAAAGACGGAGAATTGACTGTTGGTAATATACGTCAACATCATTTATTTCACTACGTAGAAAAGGATTTTATTGATTTAGATATTATTCAAAAATTAAAAAGACTAGCAAATGGATGAAGAAGAATTTTTAACTCCTGAACAAATAGAAGAAATTTTAAACACCAAATATGTGTTTGAATACTATGTCTATTTTGAAAAGGATACTGGAAATATTATTTCGTTATCAAACGAAACAATGCCTTACGAGAATTTTATTCAAGTTGAATTTGAAGAAATTGAACGTTTTTTTAACAATACTGAAAATTTTATTAATTACAAAGTGGCCTTTGATAAGGACGGTTCTGTAAAATTTGTAAACAAAAATCAAGGAGATTTGATTTTTAAAAGTAACATTGTTGAAACTATAAGACTAAGTGATAAAGAAAATATACTTACAGTAGAATGGTCAATTAATGGTTGGAAATTTATAATAAATGAAAATTTTCTACAACATCCAAGAGCAAAGAGTTTAAATGCTCGTTTGCATTTTTATATTACTACTGAAAATAATATCAATTTTTTAATTAGACAAATAGAAATACAGTTAAGAAATTTAATTGGAAATGGCTTTGTAATACTTCCTTTTTTAACAGAAAAAGAAAAAGATATTGAAAACATATCGATGTTTACATTGCCGTTTTTTGAAACTTACGGAATGAGAATTAACTATGATTAAAATAATAGATCAAGACATTATATTTCTCAGCTATGATGAACCTAATGCTGAAAAGAATTATGCTGATTTGCTAACAAAAGCACCATGGGCTAAACGTGTACACGGAGTTAAGGGCAGTGATGCCGCACACAAAGCATGTGCTAAGTTGAGCGAAACAGAATACTTTATAACGGTAGATGCTGATAATATTGTGGATCCAAAATTTCTCGAAGTTGAGATAGATATCGATGCACTAGGGTTAACACCAGATCATGTGTTCAGTTGGTGCGGGAAGATTCACGTTAATGGATTAGAGTATGGCAACGGCGGATTAAAAATGTGGACCCGCAAGTTTGTCAACAACATGCGCACTCATGAAAATTCAGATCCAGAAGATGTCAAGGGTCTAGTTGAGTTTTGTTTTGATGACAAGTATTATCAATTCAATGAAAACTACAGTGAAAGTTTTACCAATGCAAGTCCCTTCCAGGCATGGCGGGCAGGCTTTCGCGAAGGTGTAAAGATGAGTTTAGACCAAGGTGCAAAAGTAAAAGATTTACGTGGTATATGGTGGCAAAATTATCAACGTTTGTTGATTTGGTGTAACATTGGCGAAGACGTAAAAAATGGTGCATGGAGTATATACGGCGCAAGAGAAGGTGCATACCTAACTAATTGCACAGATTGGGATTATGCCAATGTTCGTGATTTTGATTGGCTTACAAATGAATGGCAAAACAAATATAGCCAAATAACAGACAAAATGTTGCCCTACGAAATAATGGGGTTAGGCGAAACACTTAAACATGAATGTAAACTGGAAGTGGGCAGTATGGATGCTACTGCCAGTGAATTTTTCAAACGTGTATATGTGAATACTCCTAGAATCATAAAGAACCGTCAATAATGTACGATATTGTGTTTATCAGCTATAACGAGCTTAATGCAGAAGAAAACTACGCTAGACTGTCATCTAGGTTTTCGTCACCTATTTTGAAGAGAATAATCGGTGTTAGCGGCATACATAACGCACATATTGCGGCCGCAAAAAAGGCTATGACTAAAATGTTTTGGGTAGTGGACGGAGACGCACAAGTGCTAGATACCTTTAATTTTGACTATCAAGTACCCAATAATGAATTGGATTATGTACACGTTTGGCGCAGTCAAAACCCAGTTAACGGACTGGTATACGGCAACGGCGGAGTTAAATTGTTGCCACGAAAACTAACAATGAATATGGATACTAGTCGTATAGATATGACAACTAGTATTAGTATATTGTTTAAGCCCATGCCAGAAATAGCCAATATTACAGCATTTAACACGGATCCGTTCAGCACATGGCGCAGTGCCTTTAGAGAATGTGCCAAACTGGCCAGTAGCAGTATTGAACGTCAGAATGATAGTGAAACACAGCAACGACTAGATACGTGGTGTGTGCTTAACGATGCCGTGCCTTATGGGTTTTATGCCCATTTGGGCGCACTCGCCGGTAGAGCTTACGGCCAAAAAAATGCCTCCAACAAGGAGGCATTATCTAAGATAAATGACTTTACTTGGCTAGAAGTTCTGTGGCTAGCGGAAAAATCTCAGCTATCACTTTAGCGCAAGCAATGGCAACTTCTTGGTGCTCTTTCTGTGTGCCATTAGCACTACGCAATTCAATAAAGTGAATCCAGCTACGTAGTGTACCATTCATATATAAACGACTTTCTGTAAGGCCTTCTGGTAATACAGCACGAGCCTGTTCTTTGGCTATGCCGTTAGCGATAGCCCATTCGTATTCTCTTTTAGCCGCATAGATGACTCGCTGTTGAGCTCTGTACCATTCATTTTGTAACAGTTGATCATCGACATCGACACTGTTTTGTCTGTTCTTTGGATCTTGCAACCGTGCTTCTCTACATACAAACGACAGGTCTTTAGTAGGGTCAGCATATCGCTGACTGAATTCTTGGAAACTGAAACTTCTGTGTCTAAGGATTTGTCGGGCAATGTCTCTGGTTGTGGTAATTTCAATACAGGCGGAGACCATTTCGAGTGGGCTCCAGTGTTGGTGCTTGACCAAGTATCTGATGAGTTTTTCTGATGTGTCTGTGTTGAGCTGATTGGAGGGATTGCTGACACGGGCGCAATACGCAATGAGTTCCTGTGCGTCTTGTAAGCCCATACCTGTAAATTCTTCTGTGGGTTGACTGTAACTAAGTAATCGAACATTCATGTATTATAACTTCTTCTTTTTAAAAAATTGTTGTGTGCCTTTTTCAATGTCTTTTTTAACTCGTATTGTATCTAATTTAAAATCAACATTTTCAATGTTCTCTTCATAATTTTTCACCAATTCACTAAGTTGTTTTTCAAAGACGACCCAACCCTCTTTACGAGCTTCGGCAGATATTTTTACTTCCCAGGTCTTGCCATCCTTAAAATTAATCATTACTGCATTGAGATATTTAATGGGCAATACATTTAATTGTATCTCAGAAAATATTTCGGGCCAATGATCAATCACATCCTTGGGAAGGTTTTTCCCAGGACTCGTCACTTTGCTTTCTTAGTCGGCGCT